GGATGCCTGTGGCAGAAAGGTGTCCCTTTCAATCGTCCATGCAAGTGAGTAGGCTATGAATGACAAACCCGTTTCATTTTCCCAATGAAATTTCTAAGGAGGGGGTTGAGTTGTCGACAGCGTTACCCGCTGGGTCGGTATGCAGTGATGGGCTCACGGTAGGAGGGTCGCTACGTAGGAGGGTCGCTAAGCCCCTAACAATGGGTTGACCATTAGGTTGCTACGTCTAGGCGATTAAATGTTGGCGGGTATCATAGTGTGGTACCCGTACGGCGACTTACATTCAGGGTGCGTGTAAGCGCGGCAATCTCTGATGGACGATGAACAAGCACATGGTATCCCGCAATATATACATCGAATGTAGTTCTTCGGGAGATGGAAATCAATGGCTTCGTCCATTAGGTCACAACATTTAGGCACTAGGACGCCATCATCAGGTGTCCCAGCAGATTTGATTTCGCTGGGTAATGAGACATAGTTGGGAGTCGAAACGGATGATATTGGGGGTTTCGCTAGTCTAGGCTGAGAGGCGATTGTGATTGTGGGTGGGAGTAGAGGTTTTTCGGGCACTGCAAGAGCCCCAGTCGGTCGTTGGGGGGCAGGGAGACTGGGGATGGTGGCTTTTCCCGCTTGATTTGGGGAATTACCTGTGGGCATGACGGTGACGCGTGGTGGAAGTGTTTTGTCGTGACGCGTCACCGGTGCTAAGCTGCTCGCTAGGCCCGCCAGGGATCGAGCCGCTGACGGGCCGGGTTGTCAGCGTCGACGAATGCGATGAGTGCGTGCGCGATAAGCATCGGCGGCACGCACTATAGCAGCGCTTTTTCGGGCGTTCATGAGGTTCATTGCCAGTGATTGAGTGTTCTGGCGTACTGCTATGCGAGGTTGGCGGGATCTAGGGTGTGGCTGGGGTGCACGTTTGAGGCGGACACCCCGGAGCTGCTCGGGTGTGATGGATGCTACTTGCTGTCGGCGGGCTTGCACAACAAGTGGTGGAGCATTGGGCACTACTTCCACAACGTTGTTGGCTGGCGAGTTGGTGGCCGGTGAGGAGTCGGATAGTAATCTTTTTCCAACTGTGAGGCCAGCTGCAATGCCTTGGGCTAATGGGTGGGGGACGACAGATGCAACAGCTGATGCGATGGGTTGGACAAAGTCAATTACGGATGATATCGCGCCCTTGAACCAATCTCCGAGTCCATTCTCTGCGACTGGGACTCCAACTGGTAAGGATTGGACTATGGCGGAGTACATTTGAAGTGCTATGGGATCATAGGCTGGTGGGCGTTTGGCTAGCACGATGAGGTCCTGCTGTTGCTGAGTAGGGAACCGTTCAATGTACAAATTGTAATTGATTGTGAGGGTGGTTTGGAGAGATAATCCTGTGAAATAGGCGCCAGACATGTCAAAACTGGATAAGCCAACAGTGCGCCAGGCGGGGATGCCGCTTGCGCCAACGGTGTTATTGGCTATGGTCCAGTATGGTGCTAACATGGCGGTAGTGGCTGCACTGGTGCCTGAACTATCTCCGTACATGACGAGTGGTTGGATTGCGCGACGGTTCTGCTTGAGAATGTTTGTGTCGTTGATGGCGCAGGTAACGTAGGCGCCAGCCTCGGCATTCCATTGACGCGACCCGGGCATGTTCTGCGCTACTGAAGGTCGGTCTGGCCACATGGTGTATGGTACTGCGTCATGGGAACCATAGAGATTTCCTGCGCCGTCATAAATGACGGCTTGATAGGTTGATGCTTCGTCTATGGATGGGCAGCCTTGTCTCCAGCATATGACACTACCTCCGCGATATAACTCTGGGGTTGTGTTGTAGACTTCAAATCCAGCTCCTACGCAGCGCCAAGTGCCTGCTGCGAAATTGGACGGGAGGGATAACCCAGTAATGGTCGGAGACGTGTAACTACCTGGGTTGGTATTGGATCCTGTGGGTACTGCTATTGCGGATAGGGCATTAATGTTGGCTAAAGGATTACCACTAGAGGAAGTTTGGTAAGCATTAAGCACGAATCCGTTGGCGTCAGTGTTGTCGTTGGACATAGGGCCTGCTCCACAAAGGAAATTGCATCCTAGGAGCCATGGGGCGGCTATGATATTCACGTCCCAAGTACCTGTCGTAATTGATGTAGGGCAGGTAATGGTCATGGTTTGTTTCACTAACTGGGGGATTGCAGGGGATTGATCAAGGTCAGGATAACCTTTGAAGTCCATGAGGGTGTCATGAAAAGGGTCGAGTGCTGGGATGAGCCAATTGCGGCCGTCCTCTGATAATCCCACGCTGGCTCCATAGCGGTCAAGGAGACGTTGAGCTCGAATGTCCTTGGTAATTCCAGACATACGGTCTCAGGTAAGGGTAGGATTAGGGTAATGTAGGGACGTAAATCAGTCGGGTGGTGCTGAACCGTAATGGTATTACAGGCTGGTGTCGTGATGATGAGAGGTGGAGAAGGGTGAGAAGAGGATAAGAGTGGAATGATGGTGCTTGTACAATGTGGAAGGTTGAGTCTGGCTATACCCCGCCGCATGCGACTATACGGTATTCTAAAGCTCGGGGATGTGGGGTGGAGGATAATACATCCAACAGGGTGGCACTGATTTCGGCCCATGTGGTCTTCTCACCACTGGGCCTACGTACAAGATATGTTACAGTGAGTAGATGGTGGTAACATAAAGCGACATGAGGGGGGTTGCTAGGCCCCCGGGAAATATCCCGTGTTGCTCTGCTGCCGTAAGGTGTGTATCTCCTTTACGGCGGCAATGAATCAGACTTGGGCACGTCTTGTGTCAAAACTGGCATTCCTGGTGGGAAAGTCGCTATGGCGGTGAAGTTCCAGATGACATGTGCTAGCCAGCCCGAAGTTAATGGCAAAGATGCCCACCATATATGCAGGGCGGTAGGTATGATGCGGGCGGCAATGGCGGTCTCCAAAGGTACTCCTTGGTGATGCATGGTGAATATGCTGACAGCTGATTCGATAATGGGTACAGCATATTTGATCAGGGGGTGAACTCGCTTGGTGAGCTCCTCTAACATGGCTTGTCCTAGTATACAAACTGAGGTGATTAGGACGGATCTTTCGAGCGAGGTCTCTGGTAGACCTAAATGGCGTTGTCCGAAAGTCTTGATGCGTGGAGCCATGTAAGAGCCTAGAGAGGTGGCAATGAGCTGTTTGATATAATGTAACCCCACTGGATTGTCTAGGGCGATTACAAAAGGTCGGTAAAATATTTGAGCTATCATAGTGTTTATTTCCGTCAGAATTTTTCCGGACGACACTATCAAAACCCTGGCTGCGTCGGGCCCATTGAAAAAGCCCATAATGAATTTTGGATCATAGCCAGGTAGCTCCTCTTCTGGTGAAAATAATTTCCGTATATCAAACCCTCCGTAGGCTGAGGGCAAAGAGGTGGTGGTAGCGAGAGTACTGTCGAACTCAAGTTGGTCCTGTTGAGTCCAGTCATAAACTTCGGAAAGCATGGCCCATGTCTCGTCATTGGCCTCGTGTTTGTGCGTTGCTCTGATTTTGTGTTTTTCTGCTGCGGGCAAACCGGTGGGTAAGATGTCTGCAGTCAGCCGAAGTTCAGTATGTATGACTGATGCCAATGGTGGTATAAATGCGACGTCGACATTGGCAGCGATGAGAACTGATCTGAGTAGTCCTTTGGTGTTTTGAGGGAGGGGTAAAGTGAAATGACCGTGTTTGGCAAGGAACCTGCCGATCTTTGGCCCATGAACTATGCCTCCGTCCGTGGGCCAGTATCGCCCAGAACAGAATGTGAGGTGGCGGGAATCATGATGATATATGAGCCTAGGTCGGAAGCCATACGCTAAAAACCACGTCTCAGAGTAGCGAGCGAGATTTTTGTGGTTGGCGTGGCAGCCGTCATCTCCGTTTACATCAACGTGCATGTGGCTCATAATATCATGGATTGACATTAATGGGTTCATTGCCATAGCATTGAGGATAGCTAGTATCCCGTTGATGAAAGATGCGCCCGACGATGTTTCGGCGCTCCCGGATGCGGTCGTGCAGTACACTCTGAATAATATTCCTAATACGGTACTGCCCATCTTCTTCAGGTCCTTAGATAACTGATCTGCTTTGTGTCGTGGATATCCAGCATGAATGAGTATGAGAACAACTAGGGTCAGGGCCCAAGCCTGCATGCAGGCATCCCAGCGGCTGAAATCCGTTTCAGCGTAATGTCTATCTGGGTGATTGTGGCCGACCTGTTGAAATCGGCGTCCAAGGTCTTCAGCAGTCATTCCCGAGGTGTAACAAATGGGGAATTCAGAGTTCCAAACTCTGCGAAGGTTTTTGCTAAATGACCAGACGCCAGGTCCGTGATGGACCTGCCAAATTACGCTGCGAGCACTGATGTTGCGGGGATCAGCTGCCTCGTAGCCGAGTTCACTAGAGCCAATTAATTTCTCTATTTTGACAAAACAATTGAGCCGACGCTCTTCTGGAGAGCCGTCGATGAACTCGCATCCGCTGTAGTATATCTCATCGTGTATTTTGCGTTGGGAAACAGGGAAACGCATGTTCCAAGCAAAATAATCCTCATGTATGGAATCCTTTAGATCTGGACATATGGTTTCTATATTGTTCATGATTAGATCTATGGGGTCGAATACTGGTGCCACGCGAACATCAAGTTGTCTGTTCTGCACCGCCACTAAAGAGTTGTATGGCGTGCTAGCGTGCACTATGGGTATAGTATTTGGGAAAATTATGCCTAAAGGGGCAAAGGCTGGTCGAATTTCCCTAGTGTATTCGGATCGGTCGCTAATGGAAGGGAACCGATCAGGATGATGAGGATATGGCGAACTGAGAGGGGTGAGTAATTTGGTGGTTTCAGTACCTGGAAACACAACATCGGCGGGGATGGGTATCATTCCTACTCCGATGAGTGGGGTGCTCTCTCGACTGGCGTTGTATGTGTTGATGATGTCATTGACAATCGCTGAAGTGGGTTTCTTAGTTGGTCTACTCCATGTATAATACGAGTATACTGCCATGCCTAGGAAAACAACGCCGCGGAGTGGACGTGGCGTGTACCACATGCCGATAGTGGTTAACAATGGGGTCAATGAGAATGAAAGCCAGTTGGGGATGACTGTTGGAAAGTCGAACGAGAGGACTCGATCAAGGTACTTCATGTTGTTACGGTGGGGGTGAAGTGCGGCCTGGATGACGGCAGTCTCGTCTTCCAGGTTATACACGAACGCTAGCGCTGCGCCAACGACGATCGAGTTTGCCAGAAATTGAGGTGGCATATCATATTCTTTAACTCGGATCCGGGCCTGTGAAAGCAGCGTCTGGAAAGTGGAACGGTCGCGCACTTTTCCAGCTGTGAATGCTGCGAGTTCGTGTATGAGGGTCTTAGGGATTTGGCATTTGAATGTGTCTATGCCCTCGTAGGCGAAGATGGCATTACCAAAAGACACATATGTGAAACGATCGACGGCTATGGTGGAGAATTCGGGTGCGGAACGCTCGCTCTTGAAGTGGGTAAAGGCAGAGCCACTGAGTGAGACACCGCCGTAGTAGTGTGTGTCCTGTACGGCTGCCTTGAAACCTCGATACGCAGACGGGGGTCTGGTCAGGTTGCTTGGACAAGGCACGAATTTAACAATCTGGGATGTCGGGCCAAATTGTTCAATGCTCCATGCGATCGCAAGTGGTTTTGTGGAGTGATGGTAGTAGCCGTTGTGGAGCCAAGTGCACGCTGAGTGATTGTAGGGGGCGAGATTCCCTCGGACATGCATGACGACCTCAAAATTGCTATTTATTGTGTACTGGGCCTCGCCATGGTAAAAGGCACCGTAATACCGGTCGAACATGTGATGGAGGGAATAGAGAGCGTGGCCGTTACAACGATCTACTAATTCAGTGACTAAATCAGGGGTTAAGTAGTAGATGGAATGTACGGCTATATAATAATCAACTGAATCTACGCAAGCACAATCCTCCGCCTTATGCAGGCAGAACCTATGAGGTTCAGGGAGCGAGGAGTTTCGGGCATTTCGTGTGGCATCTTCAGGAGTCAAGATGGGGGTACAACACCAAATGTTCTTCCGATTGTGTATTAGGTGGCGGTGTGGGTTGCCACCTATGTCGATGATGTTGCATGAGTCATCGAGCATGCTGTAGAGTGATTCTTCATAAACGCGTCTCTCGTGCGCAAGGAATGGATGGGGGTGATGCTGGGGGAGGCGGGACATACGGTGTGTTCTCCCATATAGTGAATCAAACAGGTCTAACTGTGGTTTGGTCAGTGCGTACGGCAAGTACACGCACGGCAGTGGGCCTGGCAGCTCACCTTCGTCTGGATTAGGCAACGGGGTAGGATCTCCATCATTGCCTAAAGCTGTGAGTCTATTGTGTAAAGCTTCGTCAGATCCAGTTTCTTGGGATATAGGTAAGGGGCTGTCACTACGGATTGGATTTCGCAAGTACGGATAAGAGTTGGTCGGTGGGTATCCGCTAACGACTGGTTGCACGGGGGAGTGGGGGGAGTCGTGAACTCGGGGGGTGGTGGGTGTTTTGGCGTCGTCGGTTCGTAAATGGGCGAATTTTGGGCCCGATCCTGTGACGACGGTGGCAAGGATTGGATTGGCGGGGTCGATATTTGGAGCCTTTCCAACCCGGCGATCAGCCCGCCGGAGCCTATTTGATCTAGTGCGGCGTTGCGTACCTGAGTTCTTCTTGCTATGAGAGTGGGTGCTTTTCGGTGCCGCCGCTGGTGATTTAGCGGGGCCGGAGCCGACGGGGGATGAAGACCTCGCGGCATGGAGTGATGTGATCGGGGTGACTTCGCGTACTCCGGCGGGTTGTGATTCCGCTGGTCGGAGGCCGGATGGTATGATGCCAACTGATGGGGCTGGGCCGACTGCTGTGGGGGTGGGGGGTGCAGAAGGAGGCCTGGCAGTTGGGGTTGGAGGATCCGGATACTTCTCGTCGGATCCCTCTCCAGCGTAGCCATGGGCGCTAACGCTCGGAGGTGTTTGGCCCGCGTTGATTGGCGGGGGTGACGGTAAGGGTGAGACATGGTTACCGTCGTTTATGTTCATCAAAGTCGAGGGGTTATGGAACCTGGCGCACGTGTAGTTGTGATGACTATACGTTCAGTTTGACTAGATCTATTTCAATCTACGTCAATCTCAG